GATGAATATTGATCAGATTGGAGACACCAACAAGGTTGGTACATCGCAAACAAGAGCTACGTTTACAGGTACGTCTATGACTGTGGACATAGATCAGGTGGGAGACAGCAATACAATGGCTGCTTCAGTAGCACAAGGTAATAGCACCAGTTTTACAGCAACAACCACAGGTGATAGTAATACAACCACACTAGCATTGGGTGCAACAGGTGATGTTGCTAACACTGATTTTGATTATGCTGCAACGGGTGATTCAAATGCAGTAACCTTTACTCAGGGTGCAGCAGCAACAGCCACAGCAGGCAATCAAGACATTGTTATATCAGGTACATCAAATGATCTAAATGCAACTTGTGAAGTTGTTGGTTGTATAAACAATTGGGATGTTGATGGCGATTCAAACGATATAGATACAACTCAAACGGGAAACTCTGACCACTCAATTACAGCAGATATTACTGGTAGCACAAACAATATTGACATCGATCAAACCAACAGTACTGGAAGTACTTCAGGTGTGGTGGTTCTTACATCAACCACAAGCAACGCAACAATAGACATTGATCAGTGCACAAGTGGCTGTTAATACTATATTTTTTAGTATCTAACGCTTACTCCGAAGTAGGTGAAATATCTGAACTTAGAGGTATTGGAGAGGTTTTACGAGCAAACCAAGAAGATCGACTTTCAGCTAGAACTTCCTTGGATATTCTTAGTTACGATGATGTGCGCACTGGCAACGGTAGGCTTGGCATTACGTTTCTTGATTCTTCTGTCATACGTCTTACTGAGCACTCTAAAATCATTATTGATGAGTATGTATTCGATCCTGATCCATCTAAAAGCAAAATGGCACTCAAAATGGCGAGCGGAACTGCCCGCTTTATTACAGGTGCGTTGGGGAAGATAGACAAAGAAAACATTTCTATTAAGACTCCTTCCGCCTCCATATTTATTCGAGGCACTGATTTCACAACAACCGTAGACGAACTAGGTAGATCCTTAATTATTCTTTTGCCCAATCCAGACGGCTCAACATCGGGTTCTATAAGTGTGGAAACTGTAGCTGGAACCGAAGTCTTAAACCAACCTTTTCAAGCCACGATGGTCAGTGTTGCAGAAAGACCTCCTACACAACCAGTAACTCTGGCTAACCTTTCTTTAAACTTTATAGACAATCTTTTAATTGTAAACCCTCCTGACGAGGTGCAAGAGGCTGTTGACGAACAAAGCGGTACATCCAGTAATGTATTGGACACAGACCTGCTAGAAGAAAACGACTTAGATGATGACAGTGGTTTGTCTGAAGATGATCTACAAGAAGAAATTACAAGGCTGGATATTGATTTGTTAGCTGTAGACTTTCTACAAGACTTGTTAGAAATCATAGAAGATTTAGGTAAAGAAGAGGAGCAAGTAGGAGAATTAGATGGTGTAAGATTAGAAGGCATAGTTCCAAACTTTGACGCTGATGCGCAAGTTTACACTTTTGTTGAAGGAGAAATTTTATCTTTGGTTCGACAAGTGGAAAACACAATTGACCTAGAGCTTGACAAAACCGGAGGTTATAATATTGAAATACTTTCTGCTGGTAAACAGATTAGTATAAAAACGAACGGGGGCGGTGAAAATGAGATTATTATTAATCAGTCTGATTAGTTTTTCATTCTGTGTCTATGCGGGTGATAATAGTGTTGAGGTAAGAACCAAAGGCAATTCGTCGCTTATACACATTGATCAAGTAGGCAACAGCAACACAGCAAGAGTTTGGTGCGGCCTGTCTCAAGGAAACTACACCACACACAACTGTAGCAATGCAGAGATAGATATAGACCAAAACGGAACCTCAAACACAGCAAGAGCTTACAGTCAGGTTGCAAATCACACTGGCAATGAATACAAGATTGAGCAAGACGGTAATGACAATTTTGGTTATATCGACGCTGATGATGATGGGAATGACATGGACATTGTTCAGAACGGAAACAACAACGATGCTGAAATTTATATGCAGGGCGATAACAATGTCTTTTCCATAGAACAAACAGGGGATGATAAAGAAGGAGAGATCAGGGCATTTGGCGATAATTCAAACTTCTCAATTACGCAATCAGGAAGCGGTGAACACTATGCCAAGATATATGCAAGTGGGTCAGCCGACAACAACGATGCGACAATAACACAAACAGGCAGTGGCGATCATTATATGAAGCTGAACTTCTATACCGATGATTACGATGTGACTGCAAGTCAGTCAGGAACCACCAACAAATCAATTACAGTAAATTATAATTGCGTAAATAACTGCAACAAAACACTGACCATTGACCAAAGTGATTAAGACAAAAGCATTCATGGTTTTGTTGCTCGTTTTGGGCTTGCCGTTGGTGTACAACCCAGCTTTTTATGAAACAATAAAGCTGAAAACATTTGACGCATTTGTTGCAGAAAAACAACCATCAAACTATTTTTCAATATTAAACATTACAGAGGAAGATGTAGAACAGGAAGGCGGGTATCCGTTTCCAAGAAAACGTTTAGCAAAAATACAAAATGAGCTTATTAATAAAGGTGCACTGGGTGTTGGTTGGGTTATTGCCTTTCCTCAACCAGATCGTTTTGGTGGCGATTTGGCATTTGCAGAAAGTCTTGCCTCTGCTCCCAGCGTTTTAGCTTCTTTTGAAAACGACAACGGTGAGTACCCACTTACCACAGGCACGGTTATATTAGGCGAAGACCGTGGAGGGTTTAAAGCAAAGGGTGTTGTACAAAACACACCTTTATTAAGAGAAGCTGCGTATCAAGGCATAGCAGTCGCACCAACAGAAGTTGACCAATTGGTAAGAAGAATGCCATTATTACTAAGAACCCCTGACGGTTGGGTTTCTGCCTACGGCACAGAGGTTCTGAAGGTTTTAACTGGATCAGACACTTACCTAATAAAAACTTCAGAAGCAGGTATACAAGAGATTAGAGTCAAGGGACTGCCTCCAGTTAAGACCGACACCTTGGGAAGAAAATGGATTAGTTGGGTGAAGACTCCTGAGTTTTCTCTTGCTGACATTAAAGACACAGACTTAATTCAAGACCGCTTTATTTTCGTAGGCGTCACCGCAAAAGGTGTCATGCCACAAATTGCCACTCCTGTTGGCTTAATGGAGCCTCATAAAATACAAGCGGCATTGTCTGAATCTATATTGATACAAGACAGTCCGATGATTCCTGACTACGCTTTGTTGGCTGAGTTAGGTGTTTATCTAGTGGTGGTTTCTTTAGCGTGGCTTTTTGTGGTTACGTTTGGTGTAAGCTCTGGGCTGTTGTTTTTCTTTTTACTAAATGGAGTTGTTGCTGGAAGCGGATATTATTTAATACAAAACAATTTATTGATTGATGTCACTTGGCCTTTGATCTCTGGCTTTATAGCGGGGTCCGTTGGCTTTTATCTAAACTTCAGAGAACAATACAAACTTAGACAAGAAATTAAAAAACAGTTTGAGCATTATTTAGACCCCAGACAAGTAAAAAGACTGCAAGATAACCCAGAGCTCTTGGTCCTTGGAGGGGAGACAAGATATGCAACATTCTTGTTTACAGACGTAAGAGGGTTCACGGCTATGTCAGAAACACTGCCACCCGAACAAGTGACTTACATTATGAACAAAGCTTTAACGGCACAACAAAAAGCGGTGCAAAGAGCTGAAGGCACTGTGGATAAATACATCGGTGATGCAATGATGGCGTTTTGGAACGCGCCTTTAGACCAACCTGCACACGAAACAAAAGCATTGGTTTGTGCAAAGCTAATCATGGACAACATGAAAGAATTAAACGTAGAGCTTGAAAAAGAAGGTTTACCCTCTGTAGAGATAGGCATAGGAATTAATTCAGGCAAAGCTGTGATAGGAAACATGGGATCGGAAACACGGTTTGACTACACTGCGATAGGCGATGCGGTTAATGTGGCAGCGAGACTTGAATCAGGGACCAAGGACCTGGGAGTTAATTTATTGGTAGGAGAAGACACGGCTCGGTTTTGTGCTTTTGAGTTAAAATTTGTTGACAAGATACAAGTCAAAGGAAAAGAGAAACCTTTGAGCGTTTTCTCTTTTTAATTTATACTTATCTAATGCCAGCAAAAAAGCGCAAAAAGACTAAAGCAATACGAAGAACTACTGGCAAAGGTGGAAACTACCGTCCTACTAAAAAGGGCGCAGGCATGACTAAAAAAGGAGTCAAAGCCTATAGAAAAAAGAATCCTGGATCAAAGTTAAAAACTGCGGTTACAGGGAAAGTTAAAAAAGGCAGTAAAGCCGCAAAACGACGTAAGTCTTTTTGTGCTCGGTCAAAAGGATGGAAAGGCGAAAGAGGTAAAGCTGCTAGAAGAAGATGGAAGTGTTGATATGAGCTTGGTAGAAAACATAAACAAAAGAAAGAAAGCAGGCAAGAGTCGCTCTAAAAAAGACTCGACTATATCTAAAGAGGCATACGCTGATATGCAAGCAGGCTGGCCTAAGAAGATGTCTGGGGGCGTGGTGCCAAAAGCTAAAATTGCAAGAGGTTGTGGAGCAGTAATGCCAGACCGACGCAAAAAAACAAAGTACTTTTAATATGAGCGAAGAACAACAATATGGAAGTCCCCGTTTTGGTGGGGACATGGATCGCAACGAAGTTGAGATTGATCTCAATAAATTTATGGCGTTGCTTCAAGAAAAGTCTGATCTTAAGGATCGCATAAGAGAACTTGAAGATGAGAAGAACGATAACCCTTATCAAAAGTTTATATTTGTAGCGCAAGCAATAGATAGTTGGAGAATAATTCCAAGGGCTTTTTTAGCGGTGTATATGTATCTTTTGTATTACACGACTTTTTGGTTTATGGATTTGCCTGAACCTAGTTTTGAGCAGTCAGGATTGATTTCTATTGTTGTGGGTGCTGGGGCCGCTTGGTTCGGCTTGTACACAAACTCTCACAAAAAAGACCCGATGAAGTAATGTGGGGTTTCCTTTTGAGATAATTACCATGCTTGGATCTACTCTATTGAGTAGCTTGTTAAGTATATGGGCACAAAGTCGTAAAGCGAAAGCGGACGAACAACAATTACTTATTACTAGAGGGGAGTTTCAGCTCAAAGCAATTGAAGCTGCAAGAAACGTGCAAGACAAAGGCTTTACTTTTACTCGTAGAGTTATTGCATTGACATCAATTTTTGCAATCATTGTTTTGCCAAAACTGGTAGCTGTGTATGCTCCCGACGTTTCTGTAACTGTAGGCTATACAAATTGGAATCCAGGTTTTTGGTTCTTTAGAGAAGGCAGAGAAATTTTTGAGTGGGTTACGTTTGAAGGCTTAGTAATTACACAATTGGACACAAATTTAGTGTCGGCTATAATTGGAATGTACTTTGGTGGAAGTTTAGTTAAGAGATAATATGCCTTATAATAAATATAATTTTAGACCAGGAATAAATAAAGAAGGTACAGACTATTCTAATGAAGGTGGATGGTTTGATTCTAATTTAATTCGTTTTCGTAAAGGTTTTCCAGAAAAAATAGGTGGTTGGGTAAAAGAAATTTCTACCACTTTTTTAGGCACAGGCAGAGCGCTTGTAGCTTGGGTTTCTTTAGAAGCTACAAGATGGCTAGGTCTAGGCACGACATGGAAGTATTATGTGTCTGATGGAAACTCTTACAACGATATAACACCAATACGAGCAACAACTTCTGCTGGTGATGTAACTTTTTCTGCAACAAACGGCGACGCTACAATTACTGTAGCTGATACAGCACACGGCGCAGTACAAAATGATTTTGTAACATTTAGTGGTGCCGCTACTTTGGGCGGAAACATAACTGCCGCTGTTCTTAATCAAGAATATCAAATAGCAACGATTGTAAATGCAAACAGCTACACAATAGAAGCTAAAGACACTGACGGGGACACCGTAACAGCAAACGCAAGTGATTCAAGCAATGGCGGATCAAGTGTTGTTGGAGCTTACCAAATCAATGTTGGGCTGGATGTTTATGTACAATCGACTGGTTGGGGTGTTGGCACTTGGGGATCAAGTGGTTTTGGTAGTTCTACTGCTGTTTCTGGAACAAATCAGTTAAGGCTTTGGTCACATGATGCGTTTGGTGAAGATCTTTTAATTAATCCTAGAGGCGGAGGTGTTTATTATTGGGATGAATCTACTGGAACCTCTACAAGAGCAGTAAACATTACAGCTTTGTCAGGAGCAAATTTAGCGCCTACTGTTGGACTGCAAACCATAGTCAGCGACATAGACAGACACATTGTAGTTTTAGGAGCGGACCCAATAGAAGGTTCAGCAAGAAGTGGAACAGCGGATCCTTTGTT